TTTTCTTCACCAGCATAGATTTTATGACAGTGGTACTCAGTATTCCAACCGTACTCTGTAAAATCTTTATACATTTGCTCGACAAGAGACGTAGTTGGTACTATAATGAGTACATTCCTTTTAACATTCACATGGAAACGAACCAATGCATAAATCATTAATGATTTCCCGCTTGCAGTTGGCGACAATAGGAGTCTTCTGTTGTATTTTAGGGACTCGTATATTGCTGCGTATTGGTAATCACGGACCTTCAATCCCGAAGGAAGTGCCAATGCCCGAACAAATTGCACCACCGATTCAGGACTTACAAGATCGTTTTGTTCCTTGGGATGACCAAAGTATTGACTTTCCAAATACTCAACCTGATACCCTCGGTCCTTTGCCCAGTCAATTAGATAATCTATTAAACCGCAATAGATCTCTCCAGTAGCAGGTGAGTATAATCTTACTTTACCGTCCCAACCTTTATATCTTCTAGTCTTCTGCATGTATTTTGCAGAAGGTATTTCAAATGTAAAAAATTCTGCTGCCTCTTTGTGGAGATGAGGCTCTGCTTGCACCTTTAAATAAACTTCGTTCTTCTTCTGAATAACGAGATCTGCCATGATTTACATTCCACTTTGAAATCTCTCCCACTCAATAGCATTTTTAATTTGGTAGTTACGACTATTGATTTGACGTAACACACCATCAAGAAAGAAGATCGTTTGTTCTATATAGTCAATCTTCAGTTGAAGCTTTCTTACCTCATCATCAGCAGCAATAAACATTTTAATCTCATCGTTTGTAGTAAGTTTCAAATCAAACGGTGCTGTTTTGTATATGCTTGTTGATGATTTACCTTTATAATATATCCACTTATCCCTAACCATCATCCTCATTTCAGACTCTCTATCTTTTTTCATTAGAGAGAAGGTATTAAAAAACTCCATATATCTCATATGGAGTTGAGGTATCCTTACTGATTCTTCACCATACTTCTCAGTATCTATTACACTATCTTCCTTCCACATGGTTTGAAGTTGTTCGAGATTCATATATCTAAACTCAATTGAATGTTAGTAGTAAACCTATCATAGGTTATATCATTGGTATGGCAATACCTATTAAATACCTTTTTCATTTCATCATGAGAGAGACTACAATGTTTTGCTGCCTCTGGAACATTCCACTTAGCAGCAAATAGCATTTTAATAGCATACGTTTGTTCTTTCAAATACCTTGGTCTTTAGTCTTTGCAAAGAACTCTTGCATTGAAGAAGATACATCAGGTGGTTCTGGGTGTTTGTATCCCTTTATCTTCATCCAATCATTATGCATTGCTTGCATACGCCATGATTGAGCAAGACTCTTAGGACCATTGTCCAGTAATTCCCTTCCAGTTTTGCCAAGTATTTTCATACCTGCATACTCTTCTCTCCAGTTAGAATCATCCCATTCGGTTTTGTACGTCCTGGGAGTGAATTCCTTTCCAACCTTTTTTCGTAATGACACTAAGATACCTCCTATACCACAATATGTATAGACCTTAACACCTTAGCATGGATTCAATTTTTTTGCAACTACCTCTTCGTCTGACTTGCCTTATTCCTTACTTCAAATACCGTATAGTTGAAAGTTGCTGTAGCAGAAAGGAACTCGTTATCAGTTCCTGTAACATCAAAAGGTACAGTGGATAGTGATACTGGCCAAAGACTTTGGAATACCACATCAAAGTTTACTATATTATTATTGTTTAAAATCTGAAGAGTTGCATCAGACCATTTAGCATCATCAGTTTGAGATCTATCATCCATATTATATTTTGTATTCCAATTCATTCTATCAACATAATCGGATGGTGTTCCTAACGCTCGTATCCAATTATGAATCTCCATATAGTTTCTCAAGTCTTCATCAACAATAAAGTCCAAAGACAACTGCCCATATTCTATATTACCATTCATAGGTATCTTGGCATATCCAGCAGTAGGGATATCAACTTGACCTAAACTAAGTTCTGGTATTGATGCCCTCTGACATAAAAAAGAAACCTTCTTTGCTTTATCCAATACGAATATGAATCCTATTGGTGATAGAAAGTTCTTATTTGTTAATTGTTCTTTATACCAGCTTGCCATTATCCTCGATGCTTAAGCGGCCATGCCATGTGCATTCCTGTTACTAACAGTGCAGTGAACAAAAATGGAAACAGGGTTACAAACATTATTTATACTACCTCCCCAATCTCCCAACAAGGAACCCACTGTTTTATAATTCTCATAGTACGTTCAACTTCATTAGCTGGTACTATAACACAGTAACCTATTCCAAGATTAAATACTTTCCTCATTTCTTCTTCTGTAACATTACCTTCGTTTTGAATGACATTGAAAATGTTTGGTCTTTCCCAAGCATTATAATCAACCTTAACATCCAATCCTTCTGGAAGACATCTAGGAAGATTTTCAGGGATACCTCCACCTGTTATATGAGACATACCATATACAGTATCAACTTCAGATAACAAGTCTTTAACTATAGGTGCATATATGATTGTTGGTTCAAACAACTCCATATGATCTCTTACCTTCAACTTCAACCGAACTGTAAGGTAACGAATCAAACTAAACCCATTACTATGAACTCCACTACTTGCTAGACCTATAATTCTATCACTTGGTTTAATAGATGAACCATCTATAATTTCTCTCTTCTCTACTATACCAGTACAGAATCCAGCAACATCATATTCAGGAACACTACCTACAGGATGAGGATGCTCTGCAGTTTCACCACCTAGTAATGAGCAACCAGCAATATGACAACCATCACCTACTCCACTAACAAGTTCCCACATCTTATCCTGATTCAATTTACATGTAGCAATATAATCAAGGAAGTACAAAGGTTGTGCTCCACAAGTGATTACATCATTAACACACATTGCTACCAGATCTATACCAATATTATAATCCTTACCATATAAAGTTGCCAACTGACATTTGGTTCCAACACCATCAGTACCCGCCACCAGAACAGGATTAGTATATCCAGATGGTATCTCAAGCATACCATTGAATCCACCAAATCCACCTAGAACTTCTGGTGCATGAGTAGACTTAACCTTTTGTGAAATGCGTTTTACGAAATCATTTCCAGCGTCAACATCTACACCAGCAAGTTTATAGTCAAGTTCAATACCCTCCTTCTTAAAGTCTAGAGGTTCAAAATCATTAAGTGTCATAGTTAGTGTATGTTACATACCGAATCAGGATGCCAACAATCTGGACATTCCATTTCCTGTTCATAATTATGTAGCTTATGAATCAAGGAGTCGTATTGAGAATAGAGTTTCTTATTTTGTGATCCTATCATACTCCTATAGTATTGGCAAGCGTGAATCATACGCTGTATTTCTTTTTCTTGGAACTGCATAACAATTGGAACTATGACAATATATTTAGACAAAAAAAGAGACCCCTCTGGGGTCTCTCTTGAAATATGTATCCGAAGAATCACATTAGGTTTGCAACCTGTACACGTCTGTAATACTTGTTAGTATTAGCAGTAAGTGCTCCATTACCTTGGGTAAGTCCCTGTGAGAATGGGTTTGAAACCATGCCGTAACGAGTCTTAAATCCAATTTTTGGTTGGAAGGTGTTAGGATTTATTGCTCTGACCTGCTGTAGAGGTACATATGGGCAATAGAATAATCCAGCGTCATAAGGAGATGTTCCTTTGTATCCAGCAACATAGAAGTGCTTATCACTTACGTTAGCAGAATAAGGGTCAACATAAACCTTGATGCGTCCGTTAAGAGTACCAACAAGTGTGCTTGCAGTGTCATCAACACCAGTAAGAGCGTTGTTGCCATTAAGAGCAGGAGTGTAATCAAGTACACCAGCCATTCCTAGAGCAGAAGCAACGTCAGCAGAGCAAACTAAGATGTTACCCTTCCCACGACGAGTTTGCTGACCGATAGCGTTAGCATCTCTTTCTATCTGGAAGAGTAGTCCTTTGAACTTCTCAACTGACCATCTACCGTTGGAGTCAACGTCAAGGTCAAATATACCAGCATCAGCAGTATTGTTCTGAGCACCTTCTACTGCGTTAACGTAGATTGTACGAACAACTTCTCTGTTGATTTCAGCAAGGATCTCTGTTGAGAGAATGTTTGACAACTCTTGCTCGGCATCAAGACCATGAATTGCTTTCAAGTCTTGAGCAAGCTCGATACTGTACTCAGCTTTCAAAGCACGAGACTTCGCAGTCACCGTAACTTTCTCTATGCTGAATCCCATCTCTCTGAATGCTGTAGCAGCAGCAGAGTCATCCAATGCTTCAGCAGTGGTTGTTGCCATGCCTTGAGCATCACCTGTTAACTCGTAAGTTCCTGGTGAAGAGTCGTTAAGAACGCCTGGGTTGTTACCTTGAGCATCGTTAGTTGCATCAGAAGCACTAGGATCATAGTCAGCAAGACGATTACCTGGGCCACCTGAGAAACCAGCGTTAGG